AATGCGCGGGTCTATCTGGTCGGCAACGAGTACGATATGTGCGCCCCCGAGTTTGAATACCTTCTCGAAGCTCTGTGTTCCGAGCGGGGGCTGAATCAGGGCTATCGGAGCCTTCAGAATCGTCCGAAAGACGGACGGATGTGGCTGGAACTGGAGAACGGCGCGAGATTCGAGGCGCGAAGTTGGGAACGGAACGAATCCCTCAAAGGCAAGGAAGTCGATGCCTATATCTACTGCGAGGCGTATCAACTTCCCGGCATCGAGTGTTTTACCTCCGTTTCGCAGAATTTGCGGGTCCGCAAAGGCTACGCGGTGTTTCCGACCACGCCTGACCGCCCGTGGGTGGGATTGTTCCACGATCATGGGCATGACGATGGGGCGTTTCCCGAGTGGGCGTGTCACTGCGGGGTGCCCGCCACGGTGAATCCCTACAGCTTCGACCAGGCGGCGATGGACCGCGACGAGAAACTCCTGACGCGGGAGAAATTCTCGATTGCCTATTACGGGAAACTGGGGGACTTCGTGGGACGGGTCTACGCCTATCAGCGCGGTGACCGGCAGATCACCTTGAACGACCACGCGCACCTATGGCATACTCCGACGCACGGCGCGGTGCGCGAGAATTTCCGTCTGCCCCACGATTGGCGGGTGGAGATAGGCGCGGATACCGGCACCTACTGCGCGGCCATCGTCGTGGCGGTTTCGCCCGAGGGCGTAGCCTATGTGCTGGACGAACTGACGAATTATCGCTACGTGGCGCACACGCCGGAACTGGACAGCGAAAGTTCGCTGATCCGCTGGATCGATGGGGTGCGCCGGATGAGCGCGCTCTGGCAGTCGCGTCCGATGGCGTGGGTGGATGCGAACTCGCAGTTCAAGGCGGAATGCGCCCACCACGGGATGCACCTGGTCGCCAACCACCGGGGGCGCGAGGTCAGGACCGATGCGGCACGGCAGTATTTCCAGCACCGGAAGATCGTGCTGGCTCCGTGGCTCTCGATTCTGCCCTACGAACTCGAACAGGCGCAGTGGCCGGAGAAAACCAGCGCGGCGGGAAAATACGAGCGCGTGAAACTCAACGATCACACCCTCGACTGCCTGGAGCATGTCCTCTCCCGTCACCCACGGGCGCGGGTGCCCAAAGCCCCTCCCGTCTTTGTGCCCCCTCCAGGCACGGTGCAGTGGATGGGATCGCCGCTTCGGAAACGGGCGAAGAAAGCCCCGGCGGATAGCCATCTCGGGAGAGACTGATGGGACAGACACAGAAAGAGTGGGAACTGAGCGTGGTGGCGGAGCGGGTGCGGCTCGTCGAAGCGAAACTCGCCTTTACGATGCAGGTTCTGAATTTAACGCGGAATGAGGATGGGGCGACCAGAAGCCTGGAAACCCTGTTTGCGGAGGCCGACCATGCGGGTGTGGGTGCAGACGCGATTACGCGAGTGGCTGATCGGGCCTTTCGCCGCACGGATACAGCAGCTTCAGGATCAGGTGGAGACCCTCCAGCACCAACTGGCAAGTCTGGAGCAGATGGTGACGCGACGGCATCCTGACGATCCCAGCCCGTTGCTGGAGGAAGGGATGGATGAGGGGCGGCTGGCCGATTTGCCGGACGCGCACCTCGGAGCGCAGTAACGATGAACGGACAGGAGGTCAGGCGCGTAACCCCGAACCCCGCATGGTTTGGGGACTTTCAGGATGCCCGGACAGGGGCGGTCATGCGCCGAAATCTCCAGACCGGGGAACCGGAACTGGTGCCTCGGCAACCTGGAGAAGCCCGTCTTCAGTCAGAAAGCCGTGGGGACTTCTATCCTCCGAATACTCTCGGCGGGGTGCGGGAATCCGCAGATCGGGGGCTATTTGGCACCCACCCGGATCGGATGCGCTGGCCTGACGCGGCAGCGCAAATCGCGCTGCTTGCTGCTGCGGGACCCGTTACGCGACTCGCCGGACAGGGGCTAGGTGCGGCCTATGGAGCCGCGAAGCCCGTGGTGCAGGGCGTGGCACGGCGCGTGGGTGGCGCGATGAAATCGGCCCCCTTTGACCCGGTGCGCCGAAAGGTGCTGCAAGCGATTGGTGGACTGGGAACCGCTGCCGCTGCGGGGTGGGGAGCCGCCGCCCCCGGCGTACGGCGCGTGGCCGAAAAAGCCGCCACCCCGATGCTGGATCAGTTTCACGCACTGGCTCGGGCACCACGGTGGACATGGATTAATGGATGGCCGCACCCATTGAAGCTGGAGGGGGCACAAAGGGCGTTTCCCCCCCCTGGCACCACCCCAAGTTTCGCATCCACCTTACGCCTCAAAAACGGTCAGCCGGTGACTGAGGAGATGCTGAAAAAGGCTGGATTTCGGTCGGTCATGCAGGGAAACAAAGTAATAGGTACACACTGGATTCAGCCGATAACCCGACGCTTTCCATTCTTGAAACAGTTGGACAAACCCTCTCAAGCCTTTTTTCGAGCGTTAGGATACTAACCACAAAGGACACACATCATGCCAGAAGGCTACGGATACACTCCCGAAGGAATTGCGAGATACCGCAAGGATCAGGAACAGAAGCGTACGCTCGGATCAACCCCGAAGAACATACGGCGCAAGACAGACCCGTATGCTCACTTTGCCGAGATGTTTGCAAAGCTAGGTGGGCAAGGTCGGATGAGCGACCAGGATCTTGAGAGGGTCAGAAGGATGATTCCAACGCTCTTTGATACCCAGAATGTTTCTCAAGATAAATTGGGTCGTCTAGCAGGACTAGTCTCCAAAAGTTTTGGAACATCGGGTGGAGAATTAGGACGAAAGAGCGACCAGGATCTTGAGAGGATGAGAAGGATGATTCCATCGGCCTTTGACACCCAGGATGGCTATGAAGAAATCATCACCCAGCCTGTTTCGCAAGATAAATTGGGTCGTTTAGGACAGTTCTCCAAAAGTTTTGGAACATTGGGTGGAGAATTAGGACGAAAGAGTGATGTTGACGTTCGGAGAGTGAAACGTCGAAATAAAGTTCCACGATAGTGTGAATCAGCTATGCCAAAAGACGAGCAAGACCTTGTTGATTTTTCCACCGATTACGACCGACTGCGGGCACAGAAAGCCCGTCGCGTGGGATCGGTCGAACTCAGGATTCTGACCAATCTCGCCTTCATTTCGGGCGAACACTGGGTGGGTACGCAAAATCGGGTGCTGTTTACCCGCAAACGCGACCCCAATAAGCTCCATCTGGTCTTTAATATCGCGGCCCAGATGCTCTACAAGATGATGGGACGGCTGTCGTCCGTCGCGCCGGTATTTAAGGCCCGCGCCGACAAACAGGACCCCAAATCCATCGCCAAGACCGAGGTGGTCAATAAACTCATCCGGGCGCTCGACGAGAAGCTCGATCAGCCCTCCCGCACCTGGGAATTGTTGTGGTGGATGTCGATTGGCGGCGTGGCGTTTGAATATGTCCCGTGGGTCAAGGATGCAACGATGGAGCCGCTGCCTCGCTTTGATGAGGAGACCGGCGAGTTGCTCTGGGCGCATATTGGCATAGAGGAGCCGGTGCCGGAGTCCCAGCGGCAACAAATGCTGGCGCAGGGTGCCCCGAAAGAGCAATTTACCGTGATCGAGGACATGGTACTGGCCGGAGATGTTGGGAGTGAGGTCTTGAGTCCCTTGCAGGTCTTTATCGACGCTTCGGTACGCTCGATTGACGATCTTGCCCCCGATCAGGCGGTCTATATCGCCAAAATCCGCACGGTAGGCTGGATTGAGGCGAATTACGATGTAAGCAAGGAGACACTCCAAAATATCAAGGATACGCAGGAAGTCAGGATTCTCAGCACGGATCTGAAGCAATTTGGTGATCCCACTGGCTCCGTGCATCTCCAAGACCTCATTCCTCGCGTCCAAGGCAGTCGGGATCAGAATGACCCCGATATGTGCGTCGTCGTGGAACGCTACCAGCCAATTTCCGAGAAACATCCCCGAGGGCGCTACACCGCCTTTATCCCAGGGGAACAAATCCTCAAGAACGAGGACAATCCGTACGAGTCGATTCCGCTCGTCGATTTCCACTGGACCCCGACGACGACGAGTTTCTGGAATACCGATTACATCTCCGATCTCATTGCCCCGCAGCGGTTCCTCAATAAACGCCTCTCCCAGCTTGGCGAACAGGCGAATGCGTCAATTTACGGTGATGAACTGCTGGGACCAAGCCTCAAGCGGGAGGATATGCCCGCTGATTATCCCGCGCCGATTGAAAATGGCCTCAACGAAGCCGGGGTTAAGATGGTGCAGCGGCGTGATCCGCCCCAACTTCCGGCGTGGTTCATGCAATCGGTGGATCTCACGCTCAAATTGATGCGGGAAATCGCCGGGGGCGTGGATCTGTTCCAAGAGCAGAAGTTTCCGGGGCAGTTGCGTGGACCAATGGCGGTGCCGATGTTGCAGGAGATTATCGACACCCAATGGGGCAATCTTTACCAGCATATCGGCCAGCGGATGGGCAAAGTCAAGGAAATGCGCGTAAATCGGGTAAAAGAGTATTATCCGGCCTTCCGCACCCTCCATTACACCGACCGGAACATGAAGGATGAGGTCTTTATCTTCCAGACCTCGGATATTCTGCGCTCCGGCACGGATTATTCGGTCACCGTGGAGCGTGGGAGTCTGGTGCCAGAACTGCGGGCACTGCGGGAAGCGCGGATTCGGGAACACCTTCAGTCCCCGCTCAGTGTGCTGTATATCGACGAGCGCACAGGCCGGATTGACAAGGAAAAGATCGCCGCCGACCTCTCGATGGGCGATGTGGGACGCGAGGACACCGAATCGCAGTACCGTAAACTCGCCATGTCCTTGGTGGAGCGACTCTGGCAGGGACAGGCGTTACCCGAGCATCTCCCGATGCCGTTCTGGAATTTACGCGTCGTGATGGACGAATTAGAGTCCGAAATGGCGACCACCGAGTTTCTTGGCGCATCCACGCAGATCCAGCAGGGATTTGTCGAGTTCTGGAACCGCTGCCGACAGATTCTCGTCCAAGCGTCTGAACAGCGGCAAGAGGGGATGGCACAGTCCCAGATTCAGGGCGCGGTCGCCCAAGCCGCCCAGCAAGCCGCCGCGAAAGCGGCTGCGGAAGCGATTGACATGGCGATGGAGCAGATGCGGGCGAGTCAGCAAATCGCGCCCCAAGCACCCCAAGCGTTGGCGCAAGCGATGGCACAGCAGGGACCGCGAGGACCGCAGTAGGTGGCAAGCCTTGACAGGCGTTAAAGTCCTTTTCTATACTATCCCGACTGCCCGAGCTTCATGCTCAGAGGCGAATACGGAATGCGAATACGTCTACAGACATTCTCCGGCAGGAGAATAGGTTCGTAGACACTCGTAGGCCACTCGACGAGGAGAGTGACAGATGGCAGATGACGAAGTGGTGGACGCTCCTGAGATAGCCGAGGGAGCCTCCGAGGACACAGCAGCTTCAGGAGGTGGACCGTCAGACCCTGAGCCGTGGTCAAAAGAAGTCCAGGCCGAGTACACAAAGAAAACGCAAGCACTGGCCGACGAGCGTAAGGCGTGGGAAGACCAGCGAGGATCGCAGCAGCAGCAGTTGCAGCAATACGCGCAGCAGTTGCAGCAGCAAGCCGCTGCCGGTCAACAGGCGCAACATCAGCAGCAGGGAGCCACCCAGCAGCAAACGATGCTGGACCAGTTGGCGAAGATGCCGTATCTGGACGGCCCCACCGCTGCGGAGTTGATGCGTCGGATCATGACCGAAGGGATTCAACCCCTTCAGCAGCAGTTGCAGCAGCATCACCAGCTTCTGCAGCAG